CCCGGTAGTACACAGCCTGCTGGTCTTTGGTGCGGTCATCCCTGCTCTGGGAGAGAATCTCTCCCGCCTTCTTCTCCGACACCTTCAACGCCCCGATGAAGGCGTTGCACATCCACTCAATGCGGTAGGCTGTGTACTACCGGGCGAGCAATTCGTTCAAGTACCACATCATTCGGGCGGAGGAAAAGACAGGCACCGAGCCAGACACGAGCCACGCCCGAGTGGCTGTGCCCAAGGTCAAGGTCGCCGAGGCGGTCAAGCTGTTCGAGGGCATGACCCGTGTGCAGATCAACGCCTTGGTGGACCGAGCCTTGTCGCAGATCACCTTCGAGTAATCCCGGAGAGATTCTCTCCCGAGATCACACACAAGCACTTGTCACAGATAAAAACCCCGGCGGCTGTGCAGCACCTGGTTGGGATGCTGTCTGCATACGACTGGGAGTTTGTAGAACGCGCCAAAGAGATTCGTGGCTACACCGTGGCCAAACTGCTGGAAGAAGCAGAGAACCCCAACGCCAACATCCGCCTGAAGGCGCTTGGTCTTTTGGGAAAAATCACGGAAGTGGGCCTGTTCACCGACAAGATCGAGGTCAAGAAGGAGTCTTTGAGCGACGACGAGATCGACCAGAAGATCAAAGACAAGCTCAACAGGTTCATGGGCGTCACCGACGCCGCATTGATCGAGGACATAGAAGTTAGCACTCACACACCCACGGCTGATGAAGCTCAACGACCTGACGCTCTCCCCAACTGAGATCGCTGCTATCCAGCAAGCGCTCCCGACTCTTTCTCTCAAGGAGAAGATGGAGCTGTTTGACATGCTTGAAGAGCGCGAGCGGCGCTACGGGGTGGCCGCAGCACGCCAGGACATGCTTTCCTTTGCCAAACGGGTCTATCCAGGCTTCAAAGTGGGTCCACACCACAGGAAACTGGCCAAAATCTTCACCGATGTGATTGAAGGGCGCAAAAACCGGGTCATCATCAACATCGCACCCCGTATGGGTAAGTCAGAATTCAGTTCTTACCTGTTCCCAGCCTACTTTCTAGGTAAATACCCTAATAAGAAGATCATCATGGGGACGCACACCGCGTCTTTGTCGGAAGACTTTGGCCGCAAGGTCCGTAATTTGATCGATAGTGAGGACTACCGTGAACTATTTCCCCAAACCGTTGTTGCCGATGACCAAAAAGCGGCTGGAAAATGGTCCACTGCGGCGGGCGGGCAGTACTACGCCGCTGGTGTTGGCGGCGCACTTGCTGGACGCGGCGCTGATCTATTCGTTGTTGATGATCCGCATTCGGAACAAGACGTAAAAGCCAACAGTCGTCTAGCGTTTGACACGGCGTGGAGTTGGTTCCAAACTGGACCCCTCCAGCGCTTGATGCCGGGGGGCGGAATCATTGTGGTGATGACCCGCTGGGGCAAACTGGACCTGACCGGGCGGCTGATCGACTACCAGACCAAGAACCCCAACTCACCCGCATGGGAGATCGTGGAGTTGCCCGCCATACTGAACGAAGGCACGGACGACGAGAAGTCCCTGTGGCCAGAGCAGTGGCCCTTGGCTGCGTTGAAGTCGGCCAAAGCCTCAATTGACCCCCAGTACTGGAACGCCCAGTACATGCAGCAGCCCACCAGCGACAACGCGGCCATCATCTCCAGAAAGAACTGGCGCATCTGGGAGGGGGAAGACCCACCCACCTGTGAGTACATCATCCAGAGCTGGGACACGGCGTTTGAGGCCAAGACCAGCGCTGACTATTCGGCGTGTACGACCTGGGGGGTGTTCTACAACGAGGAAGAGAACGACGCGGCGCAGGTCATACTGCTTGATGCGTTCAAGGACAGGATGCAGTTCCCTGAGTTGAAGGCCACCGCGCTCAAGCACTACAAGGAGTGGGAGCCAGATGCGTTCATCGTGGAGAAGAAAGCCGCAGGAGCGCCACTGATACAAGAGTTGCGCAGGATGGGCATACCTGTGCAAGAGACCAACCCCTCCAGGGGCAACGACAAAATTGTGCGGCTAAACGCGGTTGCGGACTTGTTCAGTTCAGGTACAGTCTGGGCACCAGACACACGCTGGGCCAGGGAGGTCATCGAGGAGGTGGCGTCCTTCCCCAACGGCGAGAACGATGACTACGTGGACACGACCTCCCAGGCGTTGCTGCGGTTCAGACAGGGCGGGTTCATCAGTTTGAACACCGACGAGAAAGACGACCCCATCTACTTCCGCCGTAAGGCGGCGTATTACTAAGGACAGACATGGCAACCAATATCGACAAAGCACTTTATCAACAGCCCCAGGGCATTGACGAACTGGGGGAGCAAGAAGAAGCGCTTGAAATCGAGATCATCGACCCCGAGGAAGTCAACATCCATGCCGGGGACTTGGAGCTGTCCATCCGCCCAGGCGACGAAGATAAGGACGAGTTCAACGTCAACTTGGCCGAGGAGATGGACCAGTCTGCCTTGGACACCATGGCCGGGGACTTGGCCGGGGACATTGAGAACGACAAGAATTCCCGCAAGGACTGGGAGAAAGCCTACACAGAGGGGCTGAAACTGTTGGGCCTCCAGTACGAGGAGCGCACGGAACCGTGGAACGGCGCGTCTGGCGTGTTTCACCCAATGATTACCGAGGCGGTTGTGCGCTTTCAGTCTGAGACGATCACGGAGACCTTCCCCGCGCAAGGCCCGGTGCGCACCAAAATCCTGGGTAAGCAGACCCCTGAGAAGCAAGAAGCCGCGATGCGTGTCGAGTTTGACATGAACTACGAGCTGACAGAAGTGATGCGTGAGTTTAGGCCCGAGCATGAGCGCATGCTGTGGAGCTTGCCAGCCACTGGTAGCGCGTTCAAAAAGGTGTACTACGACCCAAGCCTGGGGCGTCAGGTGTCAATGTTCATCCCGGCGGAAGACATCATCCTGCCCTACGGGGCCACGGACTTGGACACTTGCTACCGCGTCACCCATGTGATGCGCAAGACCAAAAACGAGATTGTGAAACTCCAGAAAGCCGGGTTCTACCGCGACGTTGAGTTGCCCGATCCATCCAAAGAGCAGACCAATATCCAGAAAGCCAAGGACAAAGAGACGGGGTTCAGTGACCTGAACGACGAACGCTATATCATCTTTGAGTGCCACGTTGACCTGGACTTGGAGGGCTACCAAGACAAAGACGATGATGGCGAAGAGACGGGTATTGCTTTGCCATACGTAGTTACCCTAATAAAAGGGACCAACGATGTGTTGGCCGTTCGCCGCAACTGGAAGGAAGACGATGACCTGCGACTCAAGCGACAGCACTTTGTTCACTACCAATACATCCCCGGATTCGGGGCTTATGGCTTTGGTCTTTTCCACCTTATCGGTGGGTTTGCCAAGTCTGCAACCAGCATCATGCGCCAGCTTGTCGATGCGGGTACGCTCTCCAACCTGCCGGGGGGTCTCAAAACTAGAGGGCTTCGCATTAAAGGTGATGACACACCGATTCAACCCGGCGAGTTCAGAGACGTAGACGTAAGTTCTGGGGCGCTCAGAGACAACATCCTGCCCCTGCCGTACAAGGAGCCAAGCGGCGTTTTGTACCAGTTGCTGGGCACCATCGTGGAGGAAGGCAGACGCTTTGCCGCCACGGCGGACATGAAGGTCTCGGACATGAGCGCACAAGCGCCCGTGGGCACGACCCTGGCCATCCTCGAGCGCCAGTTGAAAGTGATGTCGGCTGTCCAGGCACGGTTGCACTACAGCTTCAAACAAGAGTTGCAACTGCTGGCCGGGTTGATTCGGGACTACACAGACCCTGAGTACGACTACGACCCAGACAAGTCCACCAGACGCGCCAAGCAAGCGGACTACAAACACGTTGACATCATCCCCGTGAGCGACCCCAACGCGGCCACCATGAGCCAACGGGTTGTGCAGTACCAAGCGGTCATCCAGATGGCGCAGATGGCCCCGGACATCTACGACTTGCCCCAGTTGCACCGACAGATGTTGGAGGTGTTGGGCATCAAGGATGCAGACAAACTTGTGCCGTTGCCTGACGACCAGAAACCCAGAGACCCCGTGTCGGAGAACATGGCCGCACTCAAAGGGGAACCGCTCAAGGCGTTCTTCTACCAAGACCACGAGTCGCACATCAAGGTGCACACGATGGCCATGCAAGACCCGATCATCATGCAGTTGATCGGCCAAAACCCCAAGGCACCAGTGATCCAAGCAGCCATGCAGGCACACATTGCCGAGCACGTTGGGTTTGGTTACCGCCAAAAGATCGAGCAGCAGCTCGGTATGCCCCTGCCCCCGGCAGACGAGAAGCTGCCCCCGCAGATCGAGGTGGCTCTGTCAGGGATGATGGCGCAGGCAGCACAACAAGTGCTCCAGCAAAACCAACAGCAGGCTCAGCAACAGCAAGCCCAGCAACAAGCGCAAGATCCCGTGCTAAAGATGCAGCAGCAAGATTTGCAGATTCGCCAGCAGGAAGTGCAGATTAAGCAGCAAGAAGCCCAGGCAAAAGCACAGCAGGCGCAGCAAGAAATGCAAATGAAGTCGCAGCAAGCGCAGGCAGAATTGCAACTGCGCCAGCAAGAGCTGAAGCAACGCATGGACATGGAAAACAAGAAGCTCCAGACCAACGCACTGACGCAAGCTGGCAAATTCAAGATGGACAACAAGAAGCTTCAAGTGGATGCGTTAAACAAAGCAGGCGACTTCAAGTTCCGCAAACAAGAAACAGATATGCAGGCCAACCAACCACAAAAGGAGAAAACTGAAAAATGATTGAAGATTTCGCACGCGTATTGCGCGAACAAATACGCACCGACATGAACAACTACGCAGATGACTGCGCTGGGGGTGCGTGTCGCACTTTTGAAGAGTATCAAAAACTTTGCGGGATCATCCAGGGTCTGGCCCTTGCAGAGCGTTACATCATTGACCTTGCAAAGAAAGTTGAACAATCCGATGAGTGAACTCGTACTAGAACCGGGGCAGTTTGCCCTGCCTGAAGTAATCCAACCCGTCGCTGCCCCGGCAGAAGACGCAACCGACGAAGAAAAAGCAACACTATTGCCAGAGCCCACGGGCTGGAAGCTGCTGTGTGCTGTGCCCGACATATCTGAAAAGATTGAAGGCACTGACCTCGATTTGGTAAAAGCGTCCTCCGTCATGCGCCAAGAAGAACACGCCACAACGGTTTTGTTTGTGCTCAAGGTTGGCCCTGACGCATACAAAGACACCACCAAGTTCCCCGCAGGCGCGTGGTGCAAGGCAGGAGACTTTGTGTTGGTGCGTACCTATTCTGGTACGCGCTTCAAGATTTTCGGTAAGGAGTTTCGCTTGATAAATGACGATCAAGTCGATGCTGTTGTGCAAGACCCTCGCGGGTTAACCCGCGCTTGATGGAGTAGACATGGCTGAACAATACAAGTTCCCAGACGAACTGGATGACGAAAAGACCTCCAAGGTCAATGTATCCGTGGAGGACGACGGTGACGTAGAAGTCGAAGTCGTTGACGATACCCCCATCCAAGACAGAGGCCGCAGGCCCCTGGACCGGGAGGTGGAAGACCCCACGGACGACGAAATTGAGAACTACTCCGATAAAGTCAAAGGGCGCATCAAGGAGTTGACCCACGCACGCCACGACGAGCGCAGGGCCAAAGAATCCACCATGCGCGAAAAGCAAGAACTCGAGCGTCTTGCACAGCAGCTCATCAATGAGAACAAGCAGCTAAAACAGTACGTGTCCAATGGGACAGAGCAGTACGGGCACATGGCTAAAAGCGCGGCGGAAGCCGAGCTGGACAAAGCCCGCCGCCAGTACAAGGACGCCCAGGAAGCGTTTGACACTGATGCCATCATTGCAGCCCAGGAAGCACTGACTGACGCCAAGTGGAAGTTGGAGCAAGCGAAAAGTTTTCGCCCACCCCCTTTACAAACTGAAGAATATGATGTACAAACGCGTCAAAGCGCACCCGAACAGGCGCAACCAGACGAAAAAACCCTGCGCTGGCAGGCAAAAAACCAGTGGTTTGGCGCAAACGGGTTCGAAGAAGTCACCAGCTTTGCACTAGGGCTGCATCAAAAACTAGTCAACAACGGGGTCGATCCCCGCACTGATGATTATTTCGATCAAATCAATGATCGCGTGAAGTCGAAGTTCCCCGAAGTTTTCGGTGGTGCCGAAGACAAGCCAAGGTCGGGAGATTCTCCAAGACGACCTGCTGCCGTTGCAGCTCCCGCGACCCGTTCGTCGGGAGCCAAGAAAATCCAACTCACTCAGACCCAGGTCGCACTGGCAAAGAAATTTGGATTAACCCCGCAGCAGTACGCTGCTCAAGTAGCAAAATTGGAGAGTCAAAATGGCTGAAAACCGTGCCCCCCGTGACAATGTGTCACGCGACAAGCAAGCTCGTTATGTGTATGTGCCGTCCTCAGCACTGCCTGATCCGACCCCGGAGCCAGGATATGTGTACCGATGGGTGGCCACGCACGTATTAGGGCAAGCTGAACCCACCAACGTGTCTCGAAAGATGCGCGACGGTTGGGAGCCTGTCAAGGCAGAAGATCATCCAGAATTGATGATTGAAGGTCATGCGAAGACCGGGAACGTGGAGATTGGCGGACTCATGCTCTGTAAGATGATCGCCGAGAAAGCACGCGCACGGGACGATTACTACGACCAACAAGCACAAAACCAGATGGAATCGGTGGACAACCACTTCATGCGAAACAATGATCCTCGTATGCCCCTGTTTGCGGACCGCAAGTCCTCAGTCAGTGGCGGCAAAGGGTTTGGTTCAGGTTCTAAGTAAACAAGGAGTCCTTAAATGGCATCAACCGCATCCCCCTACGGGCTAAGACCCGTAAATCGCGTTGATGGTATGCCTTACGCAGGTGCAACGCAGACTTTTCTGATTGACCCTGCTGGCGAAGCCACCAACATTTTCTATGGTCAAGTAGTCATTATTGGCGCGGACGGCTATCTAGCCATTTCTACCGCCACTGGTGCTGACATTACGACCAACAACCTTGGCGGCAGCGGCGTAGGTGCAATCGGCGTTTTCGTCGGCTGCGAATATGTCAATGCACAAGGTCAGGTGATTAACGCGCAGTACTACCCCTCTGGCACAACTGGTGTGGTTACGGCTAAAGTCATCACTGACCCAAGCGTTGCTTTCCAAGCACAGCTAGATGGTTCTGGCGCTCAAACCGTTTTGGGCACTAACACCTTCTTTGCCGCTGTACAGAGCACCAGCACAGGGTCCACCACAACCGGTAACTCAACCAGCGCGTTGGAGTCTACCGTGGTAACCACTGCTGCGGCTTTCCGTATTGTGGGTTTTGTTGAGCTGGAAGGCTTCTCAGAAATCGGCGACGCGTTCACTGATGTGTTGGTTAAGTTCAACCCCAGTGCCCACTCGTATTTAAACAACGTCGGCCTGTAAGGAGTAAATCATGGCAATTTCACGCGCACAACTACTTAAAGAGTTGCTCCCTGGTCTGAACGCACTGTTCGGTTTGGAATACGCTCGCTACGGCGAAGAGCACAAAGAACTCTACGAAACTGAGAAATCAGAACGTAGCTTTGAAGAAGAGACCAAGCTTGCTGGTTTTGGCTCTGCTCCCGTCAAAAACGAGGGCTCCGCCATTGCGTACGACAATGCTCAAGAGGCATTTACCGCACGCTACAACCACGAAACCATCGCCCTGGGCTTCTCAATCACCGAGGAAGCTGTGGAAGATAACTTGTACGACTCACTGTCTGCTCGTTACACCAAAGCCCTGGCCCGTGCGATGTCCTACACCAAGCAAGTTAAAGCCGCATCCGTTATCAACAACGGTTTCAACGGCTCGTACTTGGGTGGTGATGGCGTGACCTTGTTCGGTAACAACAGCTCCAGCACTCGTGTTGGTCACCCCCTGGTCTCAGGTGGCGTGAACTTCAACAGTCCCACCACTGGTGTGGACTTGAACGAGACCTCCTTGGAAAATGCCGTGATTCAAATCGCTGCATGGACCGATGAGCGTGGTCTGTTGATCGCCGCCAAGCCCCGCAAGATGGTTGTGCCCCCAGCACTGATGTTTGTTGCCAAGCGTTTGCTTGACACTGAACTGCGTGTCTCTACTGCTGATAACGACATCAACGCTATCAAACAGATGGGTGCGATTCCTGAAGGCTACTGTGTCAACCACTTCTTTACCGACACGAACGGCTGGTATTTGATTACCGACGTTCCCAACGGCATGAAGCATTTCGAGCGTATGCCCCTGGCAAACTCGATGGACGGCGACTTTGATACGGGCAACGTCCGTTACAAGGCTCGTGAGCGTTACAGCTTCGGCTGGTCTGATCCCCTCGGCATGTGGGGTTCCGCAGGCGCTTAATGTGTCTATGAAAAAGGGGCCTTGTGCCCCTTTTTCTTTTGGTGTATATTGCACCCATTCCGGGCTTTCCGGTGTATCTGACAGTCCCGGCTGACGACATGCAGACAGATACGCCCCACTTGCATGTAAGGAAATTATCATGGCACGCACTACGTTTCAAGGCCCAATTCGTTCTTTGGGCGGCATCTATCAACAAGGCCCAGCGGCTGTTGTTGAAATCACAGCAAGCACCACACTAAGCCCCGAAGCTCATGGCGGTCGCATTATCTCTGTTGGTGGCACATTGGCTGCTGCACTGACGTTGACCCTGCCCGCCATCAATATGACGGCAAACCCCACCACTTCTGGCCCTGGCCAAGACCCCAGCACAGTTAACAACGAAGGTGTTTTGTACACCATCTGGGTTCCTACAACGATTGCCACCAGCTCGTTGAAGATTGGCACAAACGGTACTGACAAATACGTTGGCTCAATCACCATGAACGACGTTGACTCAGACGGCGCGGCATTGGTTGGTTTCTTTGCCGCCGCTGCAAACGACTTCATCAACTTGAATGGCACGACCACTGGCGGTGTTGCAGGTTCATGGGTACAGATTTTTGCAATGGCGGCCAACAAGTACATGGTTACTGGCACAGTGCTTGGTACGGGTACGGTTGCCACGCCGTTTGCCAACTCTTAATCAACCCAACGGGGCTTCGGCCCCTGTTAAAAAAGGAGTTTGATTATGGCGATGCAAACCGATGTTAAATCAACGCGACTGACGGCAGACGGGCAAGCAGTTGCGTACCGCACTCGTGTAAAAACCGTCTACGGCCTTGCAGGGGCAAGCGCAGGGTCGGTCAAGTTCTACAACGGAACAGACAACACAGGCGCCTTATTGCTTGATGTGGACACCCCCGCAGGCACAGCAAATACGTTTCTTCTACCAATCCCCGGTGAAGGCGTCTTATTTACCACAGGCGTTTACGTTGATGTGACCAACATCACGGGCGTGACAATTGTCTATGGCTAAGTCACCTGCATGGCAACGCAAGGAAGGCAAATCCGAGAAGGGCGGCTTGAACGCCAAGGGTCGGGCCTCCTACAACAAAGCCAATCCCGGCAAGCCGGGTCTGAAAGCGCCGCAGCCCGAGGGCGGCAGCAGGCGCGACTCTTTCTGTGCAAGGATGACTGGGATGAAGAAAAAGTTGACCAGCCCCAAGACAGCCAAAGACCCAAACAGTCGGATTAACAAGAGCCTGCGGGCTTGGAAATGTTGACATGGCCGAACAAACAGACAGCGTAAAAAATGTACTGGACATCGTGGCAGTGTTTACCACACTCGGTACATTTTTAGACCTACTTACACCCGTGTTCGGTTTGATCGGTGCGGTAGTGGGTGTCATGCGCATTTACGAAATGGCTACAGGCAAAGAGTTTTCTGCGTTGTTCCGTAAAAAGAAAGACGACGATGCCGTCAACAAGTAAGAAACAGCACAAGTTCATGGCTGCGGTGGCCAACAACCCATCGTTTGCCAAGAAGGTAGGAGTCCCACAGTCCGTGGGCCAAGATTTCAGCAACGCCGACAAAGGCAAGTCTTTTAAAAGAGGTGGTGATATGGCTAAAGCAAACCCTTTCATGGAAATGATTGCTAAGAAAAAAGCAATGGCAGCAGGTAAAAAAGAAATGCCAATGAAACACGGCGGTAAAGTTAAAAAAATGGCTGCTGGCGGCATGACCTATGCCAAAGGCGGCGGCATCGAGGTCAAGGGTAAAACCAAAGGCACGATGATTAAGATGAAATCTGGCGGAAAGATGTGCTGAGATGATGGCCAGCCGTGGGATGGGCGACATCAGCCCATCCAAAATGCCCAAGGGCGTTCGAAAAGAACGTCGTGACGACACCGACTTCAAGCAGTACAAAGAAGGCGGGAAAGTCAATGCTGCTGGCAATTACACCAAGCCCAGTTTGCGCAAGCGAATTGTGTCTCAGGTAAAAGCCGCAGCAACTCATGGCACGGGCGCAGGCCAATGGTCAGCCCGTAAAGCACAACTTGTCGCCAAGAAATACAAGGCGGCTGGAGGAGGTTATCGTGATTAAAAGACATATGGACGATTGCGCCGTGATGGAAGATGGCCCTTGCACTTGTGGCACGGACGAAATTTTAGAAGAGTTGGCACTTGAAGATGCTGGTTTGACCGCTGAAGACTTTGAATGAAAGCACCGCAGACTTCCCTTAAAAACTGGGGCGACCAGAAGTGGCGCACCAAGTCGGGGAAGCCTTCGTCTAAGACGGGGGAGCGGTACTTGCCAGAAGCGGCAATCAAGTCTTTGTCTTCTTCTGAGTACGCAGCAACCACCAAGGCCAAACGTGCGGGCAAGGCGGCAGGTAAACAGTTTGTGGCGCAGCCCAAAAGCATTGCGAAGAAAACAGCGGGGTACCGATAATGAGTGGTGGCGCAGGCAGTGTAGGCGGTTCAGGCGGCTATGGGCAGCAACCCATGGGCAACGCATCGGCGCAGCCGGGCGGGGGCGGGTTTGGTCCAGGGGTGAATAACTTTGGTGGGGGTATGGGCAATGCGTCTGCGCGGCCATACGACCCAACGGGCGGTGCTCCGCAGCAATCGACAAACCAAAGCAATTTTGGCCAAGGGATGAACACGATGTTTGGCGGCGGCAGTCCGTTTGGCATGCAGCAACAGCAGCCGTACGGCATGCAACAGATGCAGAACCCGTTTGGTGGGCAGCAACTGGGCCCTAACGAAAGTCCCGGCTATGGGATGAATCAATTTCAGCAGCAGCAACAGATGCAAAACCCAAACGGGCCTTCACAGCCAACACCTATGCAGATGCCGCAGCCAGGGTCACAGACGCCTTCATGGGCGGGCGGGTATTTGGGCCAGCAACAGCAAATGCCACAGCAAGGGGGTCAGCGCCCTGCGTACATGGACAACCCTGACTTCCAGGCGTACCAAAAGCAGGAGCAAGACCTTGGGCGGCAGATGAACGAGTACATGCAGAAGGCCCCTATGTTCCAGCAAATGCAAGATTTGCAGGGCAAGCTGCGCGGGTTCCAACAGCCGCAAGGACAGATGGGGCAAAACCCGTATGGCAACATTGACCAGATGCAGCAACAACGGAACATGCAAGACCAACAAGATTATCAGCAGAGGTACCAGCAGGCTACCCAAGAGGATGCTAGACGCGGTATGACTATGGACATGCCACCACCAGGAACATTTGGGGACATGCGGGCGGCTGTAATGCCACAGCAAGGACAAATGGGTGACACAGGGTTCAATAGAGCCATGCCTGCGGTAATGCCGCCGCAGGCTACCCAAGACGCCATGCTGGACCAAATGACCCTGTATTCCCCTGAAACTTACGGCGATCAGACCATTCGTGGTGATTTTGCCCGTCTGCCGTCATACGGTGGTGGCTACGGTCGTGGTGGCTACGGTGGCGGTCGTGGGCAGCAGCCCGATATTGGCATAGGCGACTTTATGCGGCGGCAGCTTCCCGGATACGGCGGTGGTCGTGGTGGTTACGGGCAACAAATGCCCCAGCAAGATTACGGCTACGGCCAGATGCAGAACCAGATGCGGCAACAGGCAGCGTTTGGCCAACAACAGCGCCAGCAGTACGGCGGCTTGGATGCGTTGCAGCAGTATTTGCAGCCCCCGTCATACCGCCCCCCTGTTGTGGCCCCCCTACCACTTGACCCTGGGTTGACAAACCCGAAACCCCCACCCCCACCCCCACCTGTGGCCGATAACAGCGGGTACACGGGCGTATCAAGCGGGTTCTAATCATGGCAGTCACATCTGGACAATCAGGCTTTAACCTCGACCTCACCGAGCTGGTCGAGGAGGCGTTCGAGCGTGCGGGTTCAGAAATGCGCACGGGGTATGACCTGCGAACTGCGCGGCGGTCCTTAAACTTACTGTTTGCTGACTGGGCCAACCGTGGCGTCAACATGTGGACGTTTGAGCAGGGGACGATCACCCTGACACAAGGGCTGAACACCTACGCCATTCCAACGGATACCGTTGATTTGCTGGACCATGTGATCCGCACCAACGCCAACATCCTCTCCAATCAAGCGGACTTGACAATCACGCGCATCAGCGTGTCCACCTACGCAACCATCCCCAACAAGCTCAACCAAGCCCGACCCATTCAGGTCTGGTATCAGCGCCTGGACGGGCAGGTGGCTACCACCACTTCGACGTTTGTGTCCCAAGACTTAACCGCCGCGACGATCACGTTGAACTCAGTTGTCGGGCTCCCAGCCATTGGGTTTGTGGACATCGTGGCCACAGGTGGCACAGAGACGGTGTTTTACAACTACATCTCAGGGAATACCCTAAGTAACGTGTTTCGTGCGCAAAACGGTACGACCCAACAGACACCCGTTGCAAGCGACCCCGTCCGCGTCAACAACCCCCCCCGTGTCACTGTGTGGCCCACACCTGATGGCTCCCAGACCTACCAGTTTGTTTACTGGCGCATGCGCCGGGTGCAAGATGCTGGCGGTGGCGTGAACGTCATGGATGTTCCCTTCCGATTTATCCCGTGTATGGCAGCAGGACTGGCCTACTACATTGCGCTCAAGATTCCTGGCGGCATGGAACGGCTGGGCGTGCTCAAACAACAGTATGACGAAGCCTGGATGTCGGCTGCGGACGAAGACCAAGAACGTGCGTCTCTGCGGCTTGTGCCCAGGCAGATGTTCATTGGGGGTACGTAATGGGTAACAGGTTTGCGTCTGGCAAGAACTCAATTGCGGAGTGTGACCGTTGCGGGTTTCGCTTCAAGTTGACCACGTTGCGCAAAGAAGTTGTCAAGACCAAGGTATATGATCTCAAGGTTTGCCCCCAGTGTTGGGACCCGGATCAGCCGCAGTTGCAACTGGGTATGTACCCGGTGGATGACCCGCAGGGAATACGAGACCCCCGGCCCGACATCAGCTACAAAGTGTCTGGTTTACTGACAGACGGTGAGTTGGGTGGTGGTAGTCGAATCTTTCAGTGGGGTTGGTACCCTGTGGGGGGAGCAGCATTTTTTGATGCACCTTTAACACCAAATAACTTGGTTTTAGGTGTGCAATTAGGTACAGTCACGATAGTAACGACATAAGGAGTCGAAGATGGACACGAAGACAGTAAAGAAAATTGCCGACAAGGAAGTCATGGCGCACGAAAAACGCATGCACCCTGGCGCAAAAAAGATGGCTGCTGGTGGCAAAACCAACGGCAACATGCTGAAATACGGGCGCAACATGGCCAAGGTCATGAACCAGCGGGGGAGCTAATATGGCGACCTACACGCAACCAACCAAAGTAGCCAACGTGATTGTTGGCGAAGAGCCAGCCAAAGAGACGATGCGCAAAGCAAACGTGGTTGTGGCCAACACGCGCAGCCAGGACTACCCACCCATGAAGACCTCGGGTATCGTGGTGCGTGGCGGTAAAGCGCAGACCAAAGGCAAACTGGCCAGAGGCCCGATGGCATGACATATTTAGAGTTGTACAACACCATTCAGAGCTACACCGAGAATCAGTTTCCCGCTGTGTACCTTGCGAGTGCAAGTACTGTGTCTACAACGACACAGATCAATACTTTCATCACGCAGGCTGAACAACGTATATACAACTCGGTTCAGTTCCCATCACTGCGTAAAAACGTAACCGGGTTCACGACCACCAACAACAAGTACCTGTCTTGCCCGTCAGACTTCTTGGCAACTTACTCAATGGCTGTGATTACCGCAGACGGCTCATACGAGTATCTGTTGAACAAGGATGTAAACTTTATCCGTCAGGCATACCCACAGCCCACAGATACTGCTATCCCAAAGTACTACGCGCTTTTTGGTCCCTCTTACATCAGCAGCGATGAGCTAACGTTCATCCTTGGCCCTACTCCTGATGCGATATACAACATGGAGTTGCACTACTTCTTCTATCCAGATTCAATCACTGTTGCGGCTGATGGCCGCACTTGGTTGGGGGACAACTTTGACACGGTGTTGTTGTATGGGTCGTTGGTAGAAGCCTACACCTTCATGAAGGGGGAGGCGGACATCATTGGGCTGTATGACGGTAAGTACAAGGAAGCACTTGCATTGGCCCAGCGTTTGGGTGACGGCCTGGAGCGCAGTGATGCGTACCGCAGTGGGCAGTACCGCCAGTCGCCTCTGCCCCAGAATAGTGGGGTTCGCTGATGGCATTCACAGGCAACTACAGTTGCAACAGTTTTCGCACGCAGTTGATGACTGGGTTTTTTAGCTCTGGTGTTTCCGTTGCATCTTTTAAGATTGCGTTGTATACCAACGCCGCCACACTTGACCAGACCACCACAACGTATACTGCGGCAGATGAGGCATCTGGGGGCAGCTACATTGCTGGGGGGCAGGCATTGACCAGTACCGGGATTGGCACTGAATTGGCTTCTTCTGGCAGCATTGTTTTTGTTAATTTCCTTCCGGTCACTTGGACGGGGGCAATCACTGCTAGAGGTGCGTTGATCTACAGCACTACTTCTGGTGTTGCTGTATGCGTTTTGGATTTCGGTAACGATAAAACATCCACCAACACTTTCACTGTGACGATGCCTGCGAATACCAGTACATCGGCACTCATTCGACTTGTTTAAGGAGCGACCATGTTTAACGAAAAAGTTAAGTCCCAAGACACCACTGCAAGCAGTTTGACTGCTGGTAGTTCCGCTGCGGATAGCGCAAGTGCCAAAGGCGTGTTCAAAATTCAGTGCCATGATGCACAGGGCAATCTGAAGTGGGAAGCTGAAACCCCTAATCTGGTGGTGAACGTGGGCCTGCAAGACATGAACGCCAAGTACTTCACTGGCAGTGCTTACACCGCAACTTGGTTTCTTGGTTTGTATGGTTCTGGCGCAACTAACAGCCCTGCGGCTGCTGACACTATGTCTTCCCATGCGGGCTGGACTGAAGTTGTGGCCTACAGCCAAGCCACACGGCCTGCCTGCACGTTTGGAACCCCTACGACTGCTAACCCATCAGTGGCTACCAATTCAGCCTCACCAGCAACATTTACCATCAACGGCACAACAACTGTTGGCGGGGCTTTCCTGACCAGTAATAGCACCAAGTCTGGCACGACGGGTACGTTGTACTCAGCCGCAGACTTCAGTGCTCCTGGGGACCGCGCTGTTGTGTCAGCCGACACCTTGTCCGTTACCTACACTCTAAGCTTGGCAGGTTAATCATGGCAACAACTTTCAAAAAAGGCGACGTTGTTAAAGCGGTCGCAGTCATTCCCCAAGGCCCGGTGCTTGCTCTGCGTATGAGCGAAGACGGGGTGGTGTCGTACCTGATCGAATGGACGGACACCGATGGTGAAACTCAACATCGTTGGTTTGAAGAGTATCTACTGACAGGAGCATAATTTATGGCACTCGTCCTCGCTGACCGGGTAAGGGAAACCACCACCACTACAGGCACGGGTTCTGTAACACTGGCTGGCGCGTACACGGGGTTTCAGACCTTCTCTGCTGGTGTTGGTAACACCAACAGCACGTACTACACCATTGCCAACGTCGGTTCGGGCGAGTGGGAGGTGGGGATTGGCACGTATTCGTCTGGCGGCAACTTGCTGTCCCGCACGACTGTCTTGTCTTCCAGCAACGGCGGGTCTCTTGTCAATTTTGGCGCAGGGGCCAAGGATGTGTTTGTCACCCAACCTGCCGAACGGGCCTTGTATGTAGCCAGCGCAGGTACGGGTCTGGAGTCCCAGGTCACGGCCTTTACCAACGGCGGGATTGTCTACGCCTCAAGCACAAGTGCTTTGGCTACGGGTAGTGCGTTGACTTTTGATGGGACAAATTTAGGGTTGGGTGGAACAACTAACTCCTATGGCTCACAGACAACAATGACTTTATCTGGAACAAATGTATCCAGAATTGATTTTAGAAGTAACAGCGTATTCACCGGAACCATATTAAGCTATCAAGCAATCACGGAAGGTTTGCGTTTGCAAACTGAGGCTGGTTATCCAATTGTTTTTTATCCTGCTGGGACGCTGAGAGCCAGCATTTCAGCCGCTGGGGTTTTCTCCACAACCCTTGGAGCAACCATTCAAACCCTCACTGTAGGTCTTGGCGCAGGTGCTGTAGCCACCAACACTGCGGTGGGTGTGAGTGCTTTGGCGGCTAATACGAGTGGTCAGTACAACAGTGCAGTAGGCTATCGGGCTTTACTTACCAACGCAACTGGCGGTTTTGCAACCGCTATGGGATACAACGCTTTATCTTTAAGTACAGGTGATGGCAATTCCGCATTTGGTTTCCAAGCTGGATTAAACACATCAACTGGTACACAAAACACATATGTTGGAACTCAGTCGGGCAACGGAAATACAACAGGTTCAGAAAATACCTCTTTGGGTTCCAGTGCTTTAGTCAACGGCACTACTGGTTCGTATAACACCGCAGTGGGCCGTAGCGCACTCTCCTCCAACACCACAGCCTCTAACAACACTGCCGTAGGTTATCAGGCGGGGTACAGTAATACGACAGGCGCAAACAGCGTATTTATTGGCAATCAAGCGGGTACAGCAACAACTACCGCATCATTTATTACTGCGGTTGGTAATCGTGCGGCATATAGCAATACGACAGGCACAGACAATGTAGCAGTTGGTGCTGTTGCGCTAAACACAAATACCACTGGGGGATACAATACTGCATTGGGCAACTATGCCCTCTACTCCAACACCACCGCCTCAAACAACACTGCTGTAGGTTATCAGTCTTTGTATAGCCACACTGCGGGTGGAAACACAAATAACACTGCTGTTGGAAGAATTTCTTTGTACAGCAATACAAGTGGGACACAAAATACAGCAGTGGGCAATGGCGCACTGTATACAAATACCACCGCCAACAATAACTCTGCGTTTGGCGAGAGTGCGCTTTATTCCAACACTACAGGCGCAACAAATACCGCAATGGGCCAAGGAGCCCTTCAGACCAACACCACAGCCTCAGACAATACTGCTGTGGGTTATCAACCAGCGTATAACAATACTACGGGAGCTTCTCTTGTGGCAATTGGTAGACGAGCGCTGTATAACAACACAACCGCAAGTTTTAACGTTGCAGTTGGTCAAGGTGCTTTGTTTGCCAATACAACTGGAGCCAACAACGTATCTATTGGTCATGAATCGCTTGTAGCCAACACCACAGCCTCAAACAACACCGCTGTTGGTTATCAGGCGGGGTATAGCAATACCACTGGAACTGCTATTTCTGCATTTGGCACTGGGGCGGGGTATAGCAACACAACAGGAAACAGAAATGCGTTCTTTGGAAACACCGCTGGTTATTTCACAACCACTGGGTCGGATAATACTTATTTAGGCTATCAGGCAGGCCCAAATGTTGCCGCATCTACTGGTTCAAATAATACCGCAGTAGGTAAAGACGCCCTTGTCTCCAACACCACAGCCTCAAGCAACACTGCTGTAGGTTATCAGGCGGGGTATAGTAATACAACCGGTACTGGTGTAACTGTTATGGGTTACAGGGCTGGTTATGCTGGTTCTAATGTAAACTCAATTACTGCGTTTGGTTACAACGCACTTTCATCGACCACAGGTGGTTCTGGTAATTCTGCGTTTGGCGCAGAAGTGTTATTAGCAAACACAACTGGCGTTAACAACGCTGGGTTTGGTGGAAATGATTTTGCTACATATAACCCGACTCTGCGGTTTAACACCACAGGAAGCAACAACTCAGCATTTGGTTTTGGCGCACTTGCTTCAAACACCACAGCCTCAAGCAACACTGCCGTAGGTTATCAGGCGGCGTATGCCAACACGACTGGCTATTTGAATACGGCTCTTGGCTCTTCAGCATTAAAAACAAATACAACAGGTTTTGAAAATACAGCCGTGGGTGAGTCAGCTTTATTGCTAAACACAACAGGATCGTATTTAGTGGCTGTTGGTAAAGGCGCACTAGTAAACAATACAACAGGCTCTTATAACACGGCGATGGGTTGGAATGCTCTTGCACTTAACACCACAGCCTCCAGCAACACGGCTGTTGGGTATCAAGCGGGTTACTTAAACACAGGTCAACCAAACACCGCCATCGGTGCTGGAGCCTTAGTAGCTAACACCACTGGGGCAAATAACGTAGCGGTAGGTGGGGGCTTAATTGGCTCAACCCGTGGCGCAATGGATGGTAACACCACTGGCTCTCAAAATACCGCTATGGGCGTAGGCGCACTGTCTGCCAACACCACAGCATCAAGCAACACTGCTGTAGGTTATCAAGCGGCTTATTCAAACACAACAGGTGTAGAAATTACTTGCATAGGCCTAGAGGCGGGTTATGCCAACACCACGGGTAACTTTACAACGGCGATAGGTCTTGCCGCTTTAAAAAGCAATACTACGGGAGAAGGAAACGTAGCAGTAGGTACTGCCGCAGTGTTTACAAACACTACAGGTCAATTTAATGTAGGCATAGGTAGGCAAGCCCTTTTTTACAACACCACAGCCTCAAACAATGTGGCGGTAGGTTATCAGGCAGGATTTAACTGCACAACTGGAAATCTTAATACTTTTATTGGTAAAGCCGCCGCTTCTAATTGCACCACAGGGCCAGACAACACAATCGTTGGCGCAGGTGGAAGCCCTAATTTAACAACTGGTGCAGGTAATGTTTCTCTTGGAGACATTGCCGCTGTTACCACTCGAATTTTCAATTTAACAACTGAAAATGACCGCATCATCATGGGTCACAACAACATCATTGCCGCTTATGTGAAGGTGGCATGGACAGTGATTTCTGATGTTCGCGACAAGATGGATTTTGAGCCAGTGCCTCACGGACTTGCTTTTGCTCGTCAAATTCAACCCGTTGCTTATTACATGAGAAAGTCCCGTGACACAGATGAGCGAAGCGGTCGCAAGCGTTACGGCTACAAGGCTCAAGACGTTCTTGCCTTGGAAGGTGCAAATCCTGTCATCATTGATGATGAGCAACCAGAGCATTTAAAGTACAACGGCGAATCTATGGTTCCCGTTTTGCACAACGCCATTAAAGAGATGGCAGACATGATTGACCAACTCAAGGCAGAAATTGCCGCACTTAAAGGAGCCTAAAAATGACCACTTTTACAACACGCATCACGGCAATGTACACCCTGCAACAGCCTGACCCTAACTATGTGGTCAACGCTTTGTGGGAAGTCACTGGCGTGGACGGGGAATACACCGCCAAGATTGGCGGCAACACCACCTTTGACTCAAGCCAAGCGCCCGAGACATTCATCCCTTACGACCAGCTTACCCAAGCTATCGTCATTGGCTGGATTCCAGAGAACGCAATGGCAAGCGCACAAGCCTGTGTGCAGGGCCAGATCGACAGCATGATTACCCCGCCTGTCAGCCCACAGAACACGCCTTTGCCTTGGGCATAATAGATGAGGGCAACCCGCTGGCCCAAACAGCGGTATTTTTTTGGAGAAACGCATGACTGAGCAAGAGACTCTGGCAACCCCTGTCAAACTGGAACTGCCCTTGGGCGCAGTGAATATGATTCTGGCCGCATTGGCAAAAGCACCTTACGAGCAAGTGGCTGACTTGGTTCAAGCCATTCGTGAGCAGGCCATCCCTCAGATTCCAGTGCCCACCGAAGCTAAGCCTGAAACGGTTCAATGATCTTTGGAGAAGCGGCCCTTGCAGAAACTCCGTTTGCTGCAACGGTTGGGGGACTGTTTTCGGCTTCTGTAAGCGAAACGTCCTCCGCCGCTGACTCCATCTCCGCTTCGGCCACTTTTGCCTGCGCAACCGCAGACACGGCCACTGCCACCGACACCACTCAAGCGGGCGCTGTCTTTACCCCCCTGGTTGATGAAACAGCCACCGCCACGGACAGCACGACTTCCCTTGTTACCATAAACTCCAGCACCGCTGAAACGGCCACAGCCACAGACACCACCGCTTCCAACGTCACATTTGGCACCGCTGTCAGCGAGTCCGCCATAGCCACAGACGATATTTCAAGCCTGCGAACAATGTTCCCGGCGGTTGATGAGACAGCCACGGCCTCTGACACCACTGCTGCTGGCGCTGTATTTACCCCGCAAGTCAACGAGACAGCCACGGGCACTGATGTGCCTTCAGCCGTATTCATATTCTTTAGCGCGGTATCGGAGACCAGCACTGCCACAGACACGCCGTCATCAAACACCACATTCTCAACCGCAATAAACGAGGCCGCGTCCGCTGCCGACACTACCTCCACAGCCCACACGGCCCCTTGCTCTGTCAGCGAGTCCGTCACTGCCACAGATAACCTGACCAACACGGCGCTGGTTTTTGCCGCTGTCCAAGAATCTATTGCGGCAGCCGATGCCTTTGTGCGCCGACTGCTTTGGGAGCCAATAGATGACAATCAAGCTACTTCCTGGTCAGACGTTGCTACCACTTTAACCATTAATGATGTAGCCACATTTGGTGGTTTGGTGTTTGGTGATGTATCCTTGGCGGGGCAGTTTAACGAAAACTGGGTGCCCGACACCGTGCAGTGGACTCAAATCAATGACACGCAAACCCCCACATGGACAGAAATTGTTCAATAAGGAAACCAAATGAGCACGTATTCACCAAGTCTTCGGATAGAACTTCCCGCCGATGGCACCCAAGCAGGTACGTGGGGAGACACGACCAACAGCAATCTGGCATATATCCTAGACACATCCGTTGCCGGGTACCAGACAGTCAGCGTTGTTGCTGCCAGCCAAGCCCTAACATTTACCAACGGCCCAACGTCTACAGCAGCAAACAACCAGGCTGTGTATGCCATGTTGCGGTTCACCACCACGACGGGCGCAGCCTCCGCCGTCTACGCACCCCCTGCTTCCAAGATGTACATCATCTGGAACAACAGTGGCTTCACCATCACCATTTACAACTCAACTGTGATTGGCAACACCACGGCAGCGGGTACGGGTGTTGCTATTTCCAACAACAATAAAGTCTTGGTTTGGTCGGATGGGACAAGTTTCTATGAAGTGCAAGCGTCAAACTTGACAGGCACACTGGCCATTGCCAACGGTGGTACAGGACAGATTACGGCCAACGCAGCCCTCAATGCGCTGCTCCCTGTCCAGACAAGCAATGCCAATAAGTACCTTCAAACCGACGGCACAAATTCAAGCTGGGACACCATCAGTCTCAGTACAGCAGACATCACAGGCACACTGGCGGCTACCAACGGAGGCACGGGACAAAGCACGGTAACCACGGGTGACTTGTTGTATGGGTCAGCGACCAACACTTGGTCAAAACTTGCGGATGTAGCCACGGGCAACGCGCTAATCTCGGGCGGTGTAACAACTGCGCCAACCTGGGGGAAAATTGGTTTAACTACGCACGTATCAGGTACGTTGCCTGTTTCTAGCGGCGGCACAGGACAAACAGTCGCCCTGACCCAATACGGTGTTATCTACGGCTCTACCACCACCGCTATGGCCACCACGCTGGCGGGTACTTCTTCTCAAGTGTTGCACGGCAACGCTTCTGGCGCTCCTTCATGGGGGTCCGTGGCTTTGGGGACGGAAGTGTCAGGCACTTTGCCCATTGGAAATGGCGGCACCAACATAACCACATATGCAACTGGAGATACGCTGTATTCGTCTGCCGCCAACACATTGGCCACATTGACGGGCAATATTACAGCTACCCGGAAGTATTTGGTATCCGTGGGCACTGGTTCAGCAGCAACTGCGCCATCCTGGGATGACATTGACATCAGCACATCCGACATCACAGGCACTTTGGCTGCCACCAATGGCGGCACCGGACAAAACACGGTGACTACTGGCGATCTACTGTACGGGTCGGCGGCAAACACTTGGGCAAAACTTGCAGATGTAGCTACAGGCAACGCCCTCATTTCAGGTGGTATTGGCGTTGCCCCGTTGTATGGCAAGATCGGCTTAACTACGCATGTGAGCGGCACTTTGGCTGTTGGCAATGGTGGCACAGGCGCAACCACTTCGACCGGCACGGGCGCGGTGGTGCTTGCCACCAGCCCATCGTTGACAACCCCTATTTTGGGAACCCCGCAGTCGGGCGACTTTAGTACGGGCACATTTACTTGGCCTACGTTCAACCAGAACACAACTGGCTCGGCTGGAAGTCTATCCGCTACGTTGGCGGTAAGTTCAGGCGGCACGGGAAACAGTTCTCAGACCCAGTACGGTGTTTTGTATGCGGCGACTACATCTTCCCTGACGGGCAACCCAAGTCTTTTGTCGTTTGACGGTACAAATCTGGGCATTGGGACAAATTCCCCGTCCACATACGGCAAACTGACGGTGCTTGGTACGGGGTCGTTTACCAACTCATTGGTGTCTACCAGCACAACGGTATCGGACAAACCAACGTTTGAGTTTCGTAAGACTAGAAACACTGCGGGCGGCAACGAAAATAACGCAATTGGCAGACTTTCTTTTTACAGCCAAAACGGCACCACTACTACAGAGTCTGCGTTCATTGACGTTACCGACACCAGACTCGCCAGTCTCCCTTTCCCCAGAATATCTATAGTTTCTTATAACGATTCAGTTGGTGCTAACGTCGCATCTTTAACAATCGGTGGGACGCAAACGCGGTTATTTAGCAGCAGTAGTAGCGGAATTGACTACGACGCAACTAGTGGGGATCACACATTTAGTGGAGATGTGGTTTTTAACGATGCGGTAACTGCTACAACTTTTAGCGGGAACGCAACCACTGCCACAACTGCCACCACTGCCACAGCCCTCAGTACGGCTTCAGGTTCAGCTCCCTCATATTCAGCCAGAGCGTGGGTATGTTTTGACGGCACAGGGACAGTCAGCACCAACCAAACAATTCTTGCGAATGGAAACATTGCAACCGCCTATAAAAACGGCTCGGGGGATTACACACTGACCTTTACTACCGCAATGCAAGACGCAAACTACGCAATACAAATTACAAATTCTGCAACTACTGGCGGCGGAATTAGTGGCTATGGGTCTCCATCCACAAGTCCAACAGCGGCAGCTTTTAGAATAGTGATTGCCAATGGCGCAGGAGCACCAGTAGATTCACCGGGAGTGTATGTTACTGTTTTTAGATAGGGGTAACAAATTGATCCAATCACGGCATTTGCACTTTGCAAGGGAGCCTATGAAGGCATAAAGGGGTGCATTGCCGTCTACCAAGACCTGAAGAAAACAGGCAACGATCTGACAAAGATCACAGGAGAAGTCAGCGCGTCACTTTCAAAGTTTTTCAAGGGCCATGCAGAGTTGGAGGCCAGCCATGAGAAGGCCGAGTACCAACGCGAAGAGAACCAAAAGAAGGGAATCAAAGACGACCTTGCCACACAAGCCATAGACAATGTAATGTATCTGCGGC